CGAAGGTTGTACCTCCAGCAACATCAATACTCACAACTAAATCTGTTCCGTTAATTATTCCGGTAGTTGCCATTGTTATTTATTTTAAATGTTAATTAATTAATTTCCTTTTTATTATCCTTTTTCAAAGGCTTAACAAAATCATGAGGTCCAAGGATTTCAACTATGTCCTTAAGCCACAATTTTTTAGCTAAATTTTCTTTTAAACGAGTCATTTGTCCTTCCTTACATGGATAACAGTTTCCATTTAAAATATGTTCTTTTAAAAATTTTACTTTCATATCTATAATTTTATGATTTACTAATTCTAACTTGATATTCTTGCGTAGCAAAATAAACCCCGCTAGTTCCTATTTTCGCATTAAAGCCTGTCGATTGGTCCTCAAAAGAACAAGCTTGCACATATTGATTTGAGCCTGCGGGTGTTGCCTCAGCGTAACCATCTAACGTCGTTCGCACTAATGATTGATAGTTTACTAATGTATCATAAGACAAAACAGGATCAACAAAAATATTAATAAGCATTGTAACCTCATCCAAAGCACTAGCCCCAGACTTTGTTGGAGTTGGTTCATTATTCCTAAAAGAATAGGTTAACCAGAAACCCGCATTTTCGTCTGTAATTTGGGCACCCGTGTTATTGACTTCAGGGTAAAACTTACCCGCAAAAATAGGATAAGCTGTTGTAAGTCTTTGATAAACCCATGTGCCTTGTAATTAATTATTTCTTTTGCTCATTTTATATTAGTTCCAAATAGTTTTTGACTCCTTTTATTTAACGTAACTAAAATTTCTTTTTCTAAAAGACTTAACGCAGCGGGACCCGCTTTCTTTGTTATAATCGGTAACAACCCCAAACCATTTACTTCTGTGTTGCCTCCTCCTGGATTAAACCCATATTCTAAAATATAAAAATACTTAGCAGGAAATTTATCTCCCACTTCTTTTCGTGGTCCTGTAAAAACTGAAGGTCTACCTTGTTTTGTGTTTCTTTTTGAAGGGAATATTTTGATAGATCTTTTTAGAAAGCCTTCGTCTTTTGGGACTTCTTTTTTTAATTCTGCTCTTAATGGCACCGCAGCTCTTTTTAAAGAACTTAACAAAGCCGCGTTTACTTGCCTAGAACGAGGATAAAGCTTGTCTAGCCCGTCCATTATAGACAGCATGCTCTTCTTATCGATATTAATTTTAACCGCATCCATTATTGCTCATTTAAGTTTTGAATTCTTACAGCTTTTATTCTTAAACCTTCAGCTCTCCCTATCTCAATTACTCCTGTTATTTCATAAATTAATGCTGGAGCAGAATTGTTACTAAATTCGTAGAGCTTTAATCTGCCGTTCATTCTAAAGTCTGGATTGTATCTAACAATGATTTCAATATTGTTAACCCCGTGAACCATTCCAGCTGATTCTTTAGTTGTATTTTTTGTGTCTACTTTTCTATATTGAAATTGAGGCCCCTCTGTAACAACCTCAAGCTGTTGACCATTTGGCTGTAGCACATAGGCTACTGTAAATAAAACGCCTTGCTGGTATAAGCTCCCAATATTTAGCATTAGACTGTTGCGTTTTTAAATTGATTAATTAAATGCTTTGCTCCTAAGGGCATTTCGTGTACAACAGTCCCTGTAATAACATCTTGCCTCATTTCATAGTATCTACCTATAACTAACAAAATAGCTTCTCTAAGACCTTCTGGTACGTTATTAGCAGTGGTTCCTGCTGTAAAGTTTATTGTAACAACGTCGGGAGCTTCAGCTGTTGACGGCCAACTTGTATTGTTGCTAGGATATATTCTAACCGGTGCATTTGGGAAACCTAAGTTGCTAATTTTATAATCTGTCCCTTCCGTTAAAGTTATTAGTTGGTCACTTGAATTTCTATATTTTACATGAGTAATTGCCGTAGCAGGAACTCCTAAATCAATAACAGGCATAAACCCGTCAGCAACATAAGTCATTCCAATACCTCCATCTAAAATTAAGCTTGTTTCTTGCTCTACAACATTTTGAGCAATTTTAATTAGCGTTGTAATATAAGTATCGTCAAAGGTATATGCAGAAGCTATCCTTAAATGAGCTTTTGCTTCACTTAAAGTAATTGTCCACGTTGTTCTTGGAGTATCAACCTTTAACCTTCCATAAGGCAAATATTGATTGTAAACTCCGATTCCAAACCCATTAACGAATTAACTCATTTTTTTAATTTTTTAAAGTGAATTGTCAGGAGGCGCTTTGCAGCTAACCTCCCAACATTTCAACAAACAGAAAAGGGATATTATTATGCAGTTAAAGAAGTGAACTTTGTAGCTCTTGCTCCTTGTGCAATTTTAAAGTCAATCATTGTATTACATACTAATCTAACTTGGTTGTCAGCAGCGTTTGTATACGGATCAACTATTATGTCAACTCCTCCAAACATTCCTACTTTCACATTAGACCAATCAGCGAAAATACCATCTGCAGAAACACCCGCACTAGCACCACAATGAGAAGAATAATAAACTGGGTAACCATTAACCATTTGCTGGTTATAGTTCATTCCAACCATTCCAGGATTAACACCTGAAACTTGAGCAGCAGTTTTTAACTGAGACAAGAATGTTGGGTGTAATACATAAGCAAGGTTTCCGTTTAAGGCTTCAGCCTCAGCTTGAGCTTGCTCTGCTAAAGTTAAATCAGCAAACATTGATACGCCTGAAGCAAATGCTGCAGTTTCAGTGAATGTGTTAATGTCAGCGTTTGTAGAAATTGCATCAGGTGCATTTGTTACATTCGCAGCAGAGAACATTGCGTCGCATATTGCATCACCAACAGCACGACCAAGATCGCCCATAATAGCAGTCTCAACTCCTTGACCATTTTGTTGTAGCAATTCTCTTGAAAGATTTACAAATCCAGCAATTCTTTTAGGTGAAAGTGTAACGCTTGTGAAAGCAGCGCCTCCATCTGCAGCAGTTCCATTTTCAGTTGCCCATGCAACAGATTGCTTTCCAATAATTGGAATTCTAGCGTCTGAAGTTAAATTATAAAAGTCAGCGCCTAGTCTACTGTAAACAGCTTCTTCTCTAATAGCATCAACGAATGCTTCAACAGAAAGACCTGGAATGTTAGAAGTAAGATCAGCTCTTTTTTCAAACATTGAAGCAGGTATTCCAGCTCCTTGGATGCTTCTACCATTAGCTCTTGCTTCTGATACAGCTTGCTCTTGAACTTCTTTTTCTACTCCGTCTAATTTACCTGAAGCAATACCTTCAATGTGTTTTAGGAATGAGTAACTTCTTTTAACTGTCTCTTCCTCAGAAGGAACATTTTTTGCAGTATTTGCTTTCATAGTTTCTAGTTTTAAAGCGCGTTCAGCATCAGCTTTTAAGCCTTCAGCTTTTTCGTTTAAATCGTCGAATGTTTTCTTCTCTTCGTCCAGTAGATCTCTTTTTTCAAGTTCAGCAACTGAAACCAAAGCTTCCATCTCTTCAACAACAACAGAACGCTCTTCTGTGTAAAATTTTGATGATTTCATCGGTTAATTATTTTAGTTTAACAATTTTTAATTTACGAGCGAAAAGGCTTCGATTCCAAGAATCAATTTCCTCATTTTTCATTTCCTCTTTTTCACGCTCAAGAGTTTCTTTTGTTTTATCTTTCCAAGTTTCCATGCTTCTTAATCCCACGGAAGCATTTGGATATGCCGGATAAGTGACAGCGGACACATCAAATAAGCGAGAAACTTTTTTAATTGTTCTAACAGCTGCTCCAGAATCTGATTGACTCCAAGCATCATCTTCAACAATAAAAGCAAACGAGCTTTCTGTTATGTCTCCACGCTTTAAACTTACAAGCAAGTCTCTACCTGCCGAAGTGTCAGGGATTGCTACCTCATATCTTAATCCTTTTTCGTCGACTCTTAATTTTAAAGTACCCGAAGTAGTTCGGCCCATTATATAATTTGCGTCGTGGTTTAATAAGAAACGAACGTCGTCGTTTTCTCTTCCTTCAAAAGCATCTCTTGAAATAAATTCGGTAAAGCCTCCTAAGTTATTTGACTCTGAATTAAAGACAGCTCCATAACCTACAACAATATTTTTACCGTCTGCTTCTCTTACTTCAATATCTTCAAGCTTAAAATTTCTTGTTTCAATATCAGGTGAAAGCTTAGAACGATAATCTTCTTTTTCGTTATTATCTTCTACAATAGTTTCATCAACTTCAACTTTTTCAGTTTCATCAACTTCAACTTTGTCTTCGTCTTCGTGACGTTCTTTTTTGTAGTGGATAATATACTCGTCTTCAGTTTCTTCAAATTTAATAATGTGACGAGCTTCTGAGTTTCTTAACTCTTCAATAATTTCGTTGTTTTTCGCTTCCATTTTATCGGACTTTGATTCGTTTTTTATTTCATTGTTCTTTTTAGTTGACCAGCTAAAGCCGGCGTCGCCTCCCCATAACGCCCAAGCAATTCGGCCGTTTGACGGATAACCTTTTTCCCCAGGTCTAAACCCCTCCGCTTTTTTATCAACCTCATGTCTACTAAAAAAAGAGAACATTCTTTTAATAGAGCTAAGACTTAAATTTTTTCCGTTTGAAATATCTCGCGCTCTTGCAACTCCTACCGCTGTTCCTCCTCTGCCAAATTCTCTTCGCCAAGCTAAACCCATTTCAGCTTCTTTAACCATTCCTTTTGTTGGCTTTCTGTCAATGTCTTGTAGTGCTCTTTCGTCCATTTCTTTTTTCACTGGGTGGTTAGCTGGTAATAAATCCGTGTCATGTTTTCCTTTTCGATATTTGCCTTTTTCTAAAACATACAAAAAAGAATTTACTCTAGCGTAGGCCCACTGGTCAGGACTACTAACTCCTGGGCGCACGCTGGAAGGGTTCGATTTATATGCTCCTAAGCCTCTTTTAAAGACTTCTAAGAGCGTTTTATAGCTGACCTTAGCGTTATACTCAAAAGACTTATCTTTAACCTCCTCGTTGTGTTCTTTGACTTTATTTTTTAAAGCCTTTTCTATTTTTTTACTTATCGCCATCTACTTTCCCGTTTTCAGGTGCTTGTTCTGATCCGTCAATCGGAGCAAAGTTTAGTGGATAATAATGTTTGTCCCCAGCTTCTCCTGGTAAATCGTTAAGCTCTTCGAGTCTTCTTATTTCGTTAATTGATAAAACACCTATCGAACTCATTTCTCTGTAATAATCAGCTCTAGCTGCAGAATCGCCTCGGAGCAATCCAGCTACGTTTAATTTTATATAGTAAGAATCTTGCTCATTTTCTCTAAAAAGTTTTCGATTCATTTCTTCCTCTAAATTAACTAAGTAAGGTCGAAGAGTGTGCATGACAAAGTCAATCGATTGTTGTTCGATAT